GAATCTCTGTGGCAATATCTTCAATAATAGAGCCGTTCAAGATGTGCTTGAGAGTCTCTTCGATAACGATGTCCTCAAGGACATCTTTTTTAATATTCTTCTTCTTGCAATCCTTCTTGCGTTTGCGGTGGCTACACTTATAGTAGTAGTACATCTGCCCGGTGTGGCTCGTTCCGGATTCACCGACCATAGTGTGCTTGCAATATCCGCAATAGAGTTTGCCCGTGAGGATAAACTCGTCCCTCGCCTTGAGTCTCGCAGGATTCATTTTGTTTTTCTCGATTCGCTCCTGCACGATGTAGAAGAGGTTCTTCTCGACGATTGCCGGGTGATAGTCCTCGTAGACCTTGTCTCCGAAGGTGTATGTTCCGATATACTTCGAGTTCTTCAACATCTTCATTATGCCGTTAGGCTTAAACGGTCTCCCTTGGGCGTTTCTTAATCCTCGCTCGGAGAATATCTCGGCAATATCAATGGCAGACTTGCCCTTGGAATAGAGTTCGAACATCTCCCGGACGACGACCGCTTGGTCCTCGTTTATATGGTATCTTTTGTCCTTTACATAATAACCATAGATAGCAGAACTTCCGAGAGTCTGTCCTTTTTGGAGGCTCTCATATTGTCCTCGGCGGATTTTCTGCGAGAGTTCCCTTGAGTAGTATTTAGCGAGGGCGACCAAGAGTCCCTCCGTGAGTATGCCTCCGAGGTTCTCTGTTCCGTCTGCGTTGACACCGATAGTCTCCGTAGCAGAAAGGAGCGTGACTCCGTTGTTGCGGAGGATTCGCTTGTCTGCGCCGTAGTCTCCGTCGTCACGGGAGAATCTGTCTATCGAGTAAACGATAACATAATCCCATTCGGCGTTCTCGCTATCGGACAACATTCTTTGAAAGAAGGGGCGATTGTCGTTCCGAGCAGTTCTCGCTCGGTCGATATACTCCTTTACGACCACGATGTCGTGTTCCTTGGCGTATGCGTGACACTTTCGGAGTTGCCCTTCTATAGATTGCTCGGTCTGCCTTCCGCAGGAGAAACGAGCATATATAACGGCTTTCTTCATTATTGCTCCTTTATAACGGCTTCAACGACTCGCCGTGCAATTCGGTATTCTTGGTTCGTAGGCGAGAGTTCTCCTCGCTCGGAACACTTAAGAATATCAATGTGTTCTATTCTACCTTCTTTGATATAGAGATAGACATTATATTCTATACTTCTATACTCCCACGATTCAAAGACCGCAGGCGTGATTCCGAAGGGTTCGTGAGGAATATCTTGAGCGCAATAGGCGATATACTCGCCGTTGTGATTGTCCGAGAATAAACTTGCAAGTTTATCCGGGTTAACTTCCTTATTCTTATAAAGAGAGTTGAGAGTTTCTATAGCGATGTTCATTTTGACCTCCTCTTGTAAATATAAAAACACACGCCTGCTACAACAGGGCTAACGGCGCACACGATTATAGTGAAGATGTTAGGTTCGCCGTCTGTAAGGCTACGCAGGCTTGCCACGAGCGTGATTCCGAACAATCCGAGGCAAACTCCGCCGAACAAATCATTCGTCGGAAGGTCTTTGCCTTTTTCGGAACAAGACACCCACACCCACATAATACCGATAATAACGGGAGGAATCCCTAAAAGCATAAATAAAATATCAAGCATTTTAATCCTCCAACATCTCGGTGGCGATAGTCAAAAGTTTTGCCTTCTGCTGTACGGTCATTCTTTTGCAGAGAGCGAGGAGTTCTGCTTCAATCTCTCCGAAAGATTCTTCGTTGCCTACAATAATAGTATTGTTGGAGTTCTCGTCTCCTATAATGCCGTTGTTGGTTACGGTAGTAGAGGAGTCTTCGTACCCAAGTAAATAGGAAGGAGAAACGCCGAAGAAGTCTGCCAACTTCTTGATAGAACTTCTTTTAATGTTCTGCACCATTCCGCTTTCATATTTTCTTATAGCGGACTTCTGCACGCCAATAACCTTTCCGAGTTCCTCTTGTGTGATTCCTTTTTGGATTCTTAATTGCTTTATAATGTCACCCATATTCATTCTAATTCACCTCCGAGTGTCTCCATTATACCACAAAGTTTCTTGAAAAGCAAGTTTTTTTGAAAATTTTTCAACTTTTTTTTCAAAAACGCTTGACAAACCGATTTTTTGGTGGTAAGATATAGGTGTCTTAAAAAGAAACCACGACACAAAGGAGGTGACAAAATGAACAAAGGTCTATTGGAAAGTGCGATGAAAAAGCACGGCGACACCAACGCCACTCTCGCCAAAGCACTTGGCATTTCCGCACAATCTCTTTCAGCAAAAAAGAACGAGACTCACGGAATCGAGTTCAAAAAGGGAGAGATTGACGCTATCAAGAAAAGATACGGTTTATCGGCGGAAGAGGTAGACAATATTTTTTTTAACTAAAAAGTGTCTTAAAAAGACACGAGGAGGTGTTATGGAGGTAACAACAAACGAACTGAAACCGAATCCAACACAACTCAATCTCATAGCACGGGCGTTTAACCACGACATCAAAGAGTTCTTTAGAGACCCTGCTAACGAGAGGGCGTTTGAGGAATGGAAATCTAAAAAGGAGGTAAAGGCGAATGAAACTGAAGCAAATCCGAATCGCAAAGGGTAGGCAACAAAAAGAACTCGCTATCAAGATAGGCACAGACGAGCCTATGATGAGCAAGTTCGAGAACTACAAGTGTCTCCCGGTGCCGTCGATGATGAAACGCTTGACCGAAGAGTTGGGCGTGAGCGTGGACGACATCTACGAACCGCACGAGGTTTACTACCAAGGTGCGAGAGCGAAGGCTTCTGCTCCGAAGAAGAAAGCCGAAGAAGAGGTGTATCACCTTACGGTCAATCTTCCTCCGGAAGCAAGAGAGTTCTTCAAGACGGCTCTCAAGAAGTGCGGATTCAAGGATATAACGGCTTGGGTAAATTGGTGCTTCGAGCGACTTCAAACTCAATACAGAGAAATCCTCGAAAAAGAAAAAGACTCCGCACACGCCGGCAAGCATAGTAGCGAAGTCTAAAGTACAAGGGTTAGGTATATACCCTTTTCAATAATATACCACAAAAAATTATTATTGTCAAGGAGATTTAGAAAAAATGAAAGATTATTACTTGGAGAAGGCGAATCGCCTCGAAAGAACCCTCGCTTATGCGAAGGTCGGTTATGAGCAGGAAGTTAAGGCTATTGCGAAGGAACTCGCAGAGTGTCCCGTCGATAAGGTCGAAGATGTTACCAAGAGACTCGTAAGAGCAAACGAAGCAATCAAGGCTCTTGCGGACGAATACGAGCAGACGGTTGAGTTCTACCGTGCAGAAGCATTGAAGGAGGGCAAGTAAAATGGCAGATAAGTTAAAGAAGGCGTCGAGAGCGCACACGAGATATTACCTTGAGGACGGAACGCTCGTCCCCGGAGCAACCACCATTACGGGACTCCTCAACAAGCCTGCCCTCGTTAAGTGGGCAAACAACCTCGGTCTTCAAGGCATTGACTCTACGAAGTATGTCGACAAGGCTGCGAATGTCGGAACTCTTATTCACGCCCTTGTAGAGGGACACATCACGGGCAAACCCGTTGATACATCGGACTACACGGCTCTTGAGATTGAACTCGCACAGAACGGCTTCTATAAGTATCTCGATTGGGAGAAGCAACACAAGGTCGAGCCTATCTTCAATGAGAAACAGTTCGTTTCCGAGAAGTACAGATACGGCGGAACGCTCGACTTCTACTGCAAGATTGACGGCAAGTACACCTTGGTAGACTTCAAGAGTGGTAAGGGAATCTTCAACGAACACTTCTTGCAAGTCTCCGGTTACGCAAATCTCCTCAAGGAGAATAAGTACCGTGTAGACCAAATCCTTATTCTCAATATCGGAAGAAACGAAGACGAACCCTTCCAAGAGAGAGCAATCGCTCCTGCGACCTACAGAAAGTATTTTGATATGTTCAAGGCTCTCATCAAGGTTTACTACATCAAGAAGGAATTGGAGTGGAGGTAACAAATGGGAAACCTCGAATTGTATGACAAGGTAAGAGCCGTCCCGGATAACGCCAAGAAGACTATCGGTGCCGGGCGACTCAAGGGTATGACAGATATAAACCCTATGTGGCGAATCAAGTGCCTCACCGAGAACTTTGGTATCTGCGGAATCGGTTGGAAAACGCAGATTGTGAGGACTTGGATTGATGTCGGATATGGTGGCGAGGCTATCACGAATGTAGAGATTCTCCTCTTCGTCAAGGTGGACGGAGCGTGGAGCGAAGGTATTCCCGGCGTGGGCGGAAGCCGATTTATCGCCAAGGAAACCGGAGGACTCTACACCGACGACGAGTGTTACAAGAAAGCCTACACCGACGCTATCTCGGTTGCTTGCAAGGCTCTCGGAATCGGAGCAGATGTGTATTGGGACGCCGACCGAACCAAGTATGACGGCAACCAAGACGGCAGACCGACTCCTCCGCCTACACAGAAAAAGGCTCAACCACAGAACGCACCAAAACCTCCGCAGGAACGCCGAGAGAAGTCACAATGGGCGGAAGTCAACGAACTCATTAAGAACTCCGATATAACACTTGCAAGTGTCACAGATTGGATTGTAAAGAAGTTCGGAGCAAACATTAAGATTAACAACCTCACGAAGGAGCAGTTCGCTCAACTCATCACGGCGTTGAAGGCGAAGGTTGGCGAGGAGGCACAATGAGTAAGTTTATAGCGGAAAGAAGTTATCGAATGATAAACGAAAACAACGACCTCGTTGTGTGCTATGTCGTCCACGGCGACAACAAGCGTTCCGCTTTGCTTGCTCTCGAAGAAACGCAACCGACCGAAAAGAAGATTGAGGTTGAGGTTAAACCTTACAAGTCAAAGCGAAGCCTTGAGCAAAACCGCCTCTTGTGGGCGTTGCTCGGAAAAATGGCTTTTGCGATGTCCGGGAACAAGCGGAAGGTGTCGACCGAAGAGTGTTATTGCATAATGCTTGAGGAAGCGAATGTCGCTTACGACTACCTTCT